TAAACGGATCTGCACAAGTAGTAAGAGATCAGTCGTACAGTGCTAAACTAGCCTTTAATATCCAACAAAATGATGAAGCTATAACTACTAATGGTCGTATGGCTATTACGTTCTTAGATGATTCTAAAGTTAAACTAACTGAACACTCACAGCTTACCATTGACGAATACGTCTTTGATCCAAACCCTAGCAAATCTAAAATGGCTATTACCTTTGGTCTTGGTACAGCTAGGTTTATTACAGGAAGTCTTAATAAGATAGATAAAAACAATATAGATCTTAAGACACCTACAGCTAATATAGCTATAAGAGGTACTGACTTTACCGTAACTGTAGATGAAACTGGACGTAGTTTATTAATACTATTACCTGATATCAATGGTTTATCTAGCGGTGAAATATTAGTAACTACAGCTATGGGTACAGTTACACTTAACAAACCATATCAGGCTACAACCGTAGATGTATTTGAGAAACCACCAACCAAGCCAGTCATTTTAGACTTAACCTTAGATGTTATAGATAACATGCTTATTGTTAACCCACCAAAACAAAATATACAGCTAATAGAAGAGACAACAGCAAAGGGATCAAACAACATATTGGATGTAGATTATCTAGAGTTTGAAGAGCTAGACAAAGATTACTTAGACGGTGATAGTCTTGAATTTAGTGAGCTAGATTACAATTGGTTGGACGTAAACTTTCTTGAGGATCTGTTGGATATATTAGACGAACTTGAAGTGATTCAAGAGGAAGATCAGCTAGCACAAGATGCAACCACATTAAACATTGTTGGAACCAGGCTTGGTCAAGATCTAGAGACTCAAATCACAACTTATATGACAGGAGAAAAGCTAACTATAATAAGAAGCGTAAACAATACTGCAAGAGTGGATGTTGATTCTGATACAGGTTATACAGTTATTTTTATTCAGGATGGAGTATCTAGAGTGGTATCAATCAATGGAGGAGAGGGTAGTACTATAAAGATTACCCAAAGCAACTAATGAGAATATTTGTTTTATTATTAGCTATATTAGCAACACCCCTGGTATTTCAAAGTCCGCCCACAGAAATATTAAAGTTAAAAGTATTTGATTATTTAGTACCAAAGCAACAGCCTTCTGGGTACTTCACAATACTAAACATAGATGAAAATTTTATAGATCAGGAGGGGGGTTATCCTTTACCCAGACAGAGACTTGCAGAAATAAATAATGAAATATTAAGTAATGGTGCTCTTGGTGTTGGTTGGGTTATATCTTTTCCTCACCCTGATCGACTCGGGGGAGATAAAAAATTTGCAGAGTCTTTACAACAAGGTACATCAATATTGGCAATGTTTGAAGCCCCAAATCAAATATACCCAAAAACAGTTGGTACTGTGATCCTGGGAGAAGAAAAAGGTGGTATGTTATCTGAAGGTGTAGTTCAAAATACTATCAACCTTAGAAATTATGTACAACAGGGTATTGCAACTGCACCTACCGATATTGACAACCTGGTTCGTAGAATCCCTTTATTATTAAAAACACCAGATGGGTATGTCCCCGCATTTGGCACAGAGGTATTGAAAGCATTGGTTGGTGCTGATACTTATATTATAAAAACAAATGATCTTGGTATAGAGGAGATACGGGTCAAAGGATTACCACCAGTTAAGACAGACAGTTTAGGTCGTAAGTGGATCAGCTGGGTAGATACACCACAAACCAATTTACAAGAAATGAATGTGCAGGGTAAATTTGTTTTTGTTGGGATAACCGCTAATGGAATCATGCCACAGATTGCAACTCCAGTTGGATTACTAGAGCCACACAAAATTCAAGCAGCATTATCTGAGTCAATCTTAATAGAAAACTCTCCATATATTCCAGACTGGCATTTAGCAGCCGAAATTTTAATTTTAGGAATTTTTGTGTCGCTGACGTGGCTCACAATCAATTATCTTGGTATAGGTAAGGGTCTAAGTATCGTAATAATTTTACTCTTCGCCACGGGCTTCTCAGGAGTTTTTAGCGTTCAGAAAGGCATTTTGTTAGATTTTTCATGGACTTTTATCTCTCAAGTCATAACTTCTACAGTTGCATACTATATTAACTTTAAAAAACAATATAAATTACGTCAACAGATCAAAAAACAATTTGAACACTATCTTGATCCAAGGCAGGTTAAGCAATTACAAAACAATCCTGACCTCTTGCAACTCGGGGGAGAAAAAAGAAACTGCACATTTTTATTCACAGATGTAAGAGGCTTTACAAATTTATCAGAAAAACTTACACCAGAAGAAGTTACAGATATTATGAATAAAGTTTTAACTGTTCAGGTTAAATGTATTCAGGCACATGGAGGCATGGTAGATAAATTTATCGGTGATGCCTGTATGGCAATATTTAATGCACCATTGGATTTAGACTGTCATGAGGACAGAGCTATAGCCTGTGCAAGAGATATGCGTACAGCTATTCAACAATTACAAAAAGATCTACCAGAACCCATAGCGATTGGGTGTGGAATTAATAGTGGCAATGCGGTAATAGGTAATATGGGTAGCGATACTAGGTTTGATTATTCTGCTATTGGAGATTCTGTTAATGTTGCAGCAAGACTTGAATCAGCTACCAAGGAAGCAGGAGTAGATATATTGATTGGTGAATCAACTGCAAATAAGTCGCAAATTGGGTTAAAATTACTTAAACCAATAAAAGTTAAGGGTAAAAGTAAACCTTTAATTATATACACAGTATAAGGATTATTATGGCATTAAAAAGTTTATTGAAAAATGTAGTAGGAGCAGTTGCTCCAACATTAGGAACAGCATTGGGTGGTCCTATGGGCGGTATGGCGGCAAACCTTATAGCCGAAACATTAGGCGTACCAAACAATACAAAGTCTATAGAAAGGGCAATAGCTGAAGCAACACCAGAACAAATGCTACAGCTCAAAAAAGCAGAGCAGGAGTTTGAGCAACAGATGAAACAATTAGATGTTGATATATTTAAATTAGAAACTGATGACAAACGAGATGCTAGAAAAAGCTTTAGCAAAGATTGGACAACAAGAATAATGGGAATCATGACTCTAACTGGGTTTATGACATATATATTCTTGGTAACACTCCAGCCCCCAGAGCAAAACAGCGAAGCTTTAATTAATTTAGTTTTAGGATATTTAGGTGGTTTGGCTAGTGCTGTGATATCTTTTTATTTTGGAGCTTCACAATCTAAAGAGGATGGCAGGTGAGCTGGTTTGGTAATATGTTAGCTAAACTAGGCTTGGTTGAGTCTGAGGTAGTTAGAGCTAGGGATAAGAAAGGGCGTTATGTCGCAGACGATCCAAAGACTGTTAAAAATGAAGCTTATAAAACTATAAAGAAAAGAAAGAAAAAATAAAAAATGTATGAATATAAATGCACTGTTACTAGAATAGTTGATGGTGACACTATTGATGCTGAGATTCACTTAGGTTTTGATATAAATTTCAAGTCTAGAATTAGACTTTATGGAGTAGATACCCCAGAGTCAAGAACTAGAGATCTTGATGAAAAAGCTAGAGGCAAATTAGCTTCAAGTTTTTTAAAAGAAAAGATTGAAAGTGCTAGCCTCGTAAAGGTACAAACAAGGCTGGATAAGAAAGGTAAGTTTGGTAGAGTTTTAGGAACTATCCTTGCTGATGATTTAGACTTAAATATTGAAATGATAAAGAGAAACTTAGCCGTTGCTTATCATGGTCAGTCAAAAGACGATATAGAAGAAGAGCATATGAACAATAGAGAAAAACTAATAAAGGCAGGAGTATTCAAACCAACAGAGAGTTAACGTGGCTGGATTTAAACTTACAACATTTAGTGGATTAAACGAAAAAATTGCACCTAGGTTATTGCCTGAGGATGTAGCACAAAGTACTGAGAATGCTTTTTTAGATAGAGGTAGGTTAGAGGCTTTACCTCAAGATGTAAACGATCCATCAGAGTCAGGTCCTACACACCCAGCATCACACATAACTACGTCAACTAAAACAATATTTAAAGCAACAGATAATGAATGGTTTACTTTCAATGATGATGTTAATGTTATTAAAAGCCCAATCAAGGAAGATGCATTTAGTAGGTTTTACTTTACAGGAGTAAACGGATCTTCTGGTTTTCCAAGGATGGTAGACGCTTCAAATGGCATAACTGGATCAGGTCCCTATCCTGTAACATCTTATAGATTAGGTTTACCAACCCCTGGAGCATTTACTTCTCCGCCATCTGTTAACAATGCAACCGCAGCAGATGGTGCTGCCATATCTTCTAGAGCCTATCTTTATACAGAGATTACTGCATTTGGTGAGGAAGGTCCGCCAAGTGTTGTAGCATCTACAGATATTGTAGACGCTTCTGACGGTGCTACTGTTACTATATCACTGCCAGCAGCTACAAGTGGAACTTATAATATTTCCAAAAGAAGAATATATAGAACAGATATAAATGGTGTATTTAGATTTGTTAAGGATGTTGCTGGAACATCAGCAGGCTCAACAACAGAGGCATTGCTGGACTCGTCACTTGGGGAAGAAATAGAATCAACCGACAACCTTGCACCACCAGACGATACCTCAGCAGATCATCCAGATGGACCTATGCTTGGTATCACTACCATGCCTAACGGTATAACAGCAGGGTTTAGTGGTAACACTTTGCTTTTTAGTGAATCCTTTTTACCACACTCCTATCCATTAGCCAATCAATTAACAACCTCAACAGACATAGTTGCTATAACATCTATAGCATCTGGCTTGCTAGTAACAACAAACGGGAAGCCCTTTATTGCATCAGGAACAGATCCAAGTTCTATGGCTATGGTAGAAATAGATGCAAACTTGCCATGTGTGAATAAAAGGTCTCTTGTTGATATGGGAGAGTACGCAATATATTCATCACCAGACGGTCTAGTCTTGGCTTCTAATTCAGGAATACAGCTTATTACACAACAGATATTTACCAGAGATCAATGGCAGGATTACTATCCTTCTAACGTAGAGGGTTATGAGTATGAGGGTAAGTATCTTGGATTTACTTGGGATGGTTCAGATGCAAATACTAAAAAGGGCTTTATCTTTGATCCAAGGGGCGGAAAGAATGCTTTTGTCAATTTAGATTTTTATGCACATGCTGGTTACAACGACAGAGAAAACGATGAGCTATATTTGGTTATTGGTGGAGTTCTTAAAAAGTTTGGCAGATCAAACGGTAAGAGAACTTATACGTGGAAATCAAAAGAGTTCTATACCAATAGACCTATATCACCAGGAGTTGCAAAAGTAAGTGCTGACTCTTATAACAGTTTAACTTTTAAACTCTATACTGATGGTGTGTTAAAGCATACACAAACGGTTACTAGTAACAATATATTTAGACTACCTGGAGGATATAAAACAAAATCCTTTCATATTATTTTAGAAGGAACAGACCCAGTAAATGAGGTATGTGTATATGAAAGTCCTCAGGAGATAACTTAATGGGTAAAGCCAGAGGAACCTTTGTTGTACCTAGAACTTTTGATCATGAGGGAAAAAGGTTTGCCTCTAATGTAAATGAGTCTATTGCACGACTTAAAGGGGAGATAGGAAATCCTCTTGATGCGGCTGTAACTTTTAGAGATCTTATTGACAAAGGTATTGTAAAACGTGACATAAGAATTAGTGGAACAGGGTCTGTGGTTGGTGGAAGCTCAACCAACGTTATTATTGGCGATGAGGAAGTTTTAGATACACCACCAGTACCAACTGGGCTTAGTGCTACTGGAGCATTTCAAAACATAGTACTAGACTGGGATAATACTAATTTTATAGGATTCTCTCATGCTGAAATATGGTCTGCAACCTCTAATAATTTTGCAAACAGATCTTTTGTTGGACAGACAACTGCTAGTGTTTTTAATCACCAAGTAGGAACCAATCAGACAAGGTACTATTGGATACGCTTTGTTAATACCCAAGACACTCCAGGACCCTTTAATTCAACAACAGGAACATCGGCAAGCACTGCATTAATAAATACAGCAGACATTAATGATGGTGCTATATCTTCTGTAAAGATTCTTGATGGTGCTATCTTAAATGCAAAAATAGGCACAGCAGCTATAGACAGTGCAAAGATAGCAGATGCTGCAATTACTTCAGCTAAGATAGCTGATGCCAATATAACAAATGCCAAGATAGCTGATGCAACTATTACAAACGCTAAGATTAACGACCTCAATGCTACAAAAATAAATGCTGGGTTAATTAATTCAGATAGAATTAATGTGGATACACTTAATGTAAAACACTTTGATGATGTTAGTACAGACATAAAATCACACACAGGAGCCTTTGTACCGCTTTTAAGATATGGTTCAGCCATAAGGGGTAGTGGCGGAAACACTATATACACAGGATCTAATGCATCCTTTGTGCCTGTGACTATTACTCAGGTTAGAAACAATGCTTCTTATTCTGTAGTTTTGTCTGCCGTATTGGGTAACGTTAATGGCGGCAAGGTTCAATATTCTTTAAATAACTCTACTTGGATAACTGCCTCAGGAGGTGAGGCTAATATTTATTGGAGTGCGGGTACATATCGTGGATACACCTACACATATCAAGGACAGATAACAAATATGACAACCTCGCAGAGTACTGTATATTGGAGAGTTTACTTTTCTGGAAGTTATAATCATACTCACATGCAATTGCACGTTACAATGGATAACACAACTTAATGAAACACTTTACTATATATAAAACAGAGACTGGTATTATTGAATCTGTAATTAGCTCTGATTGTGACGTTGATGATATTTTGGTTAGCTCAGATGAAACCATTGTAGAGGGATATTATTCACCATCAAGTATAAAGTTTGTTGATGGTAGCCCAGTTAATGTGTCAGTTGATTTTTGGGATGATGTAAGATCACAAAGAAATATTCTTTTGCAAAATTCAGACTGGACGCAAATGTCTGACAGTCCTTTATCAGATTTAAAAAAAACAGAGTGGGCAAATTATAGACAATCTTTAAGAGATTTACCCAGCTCACATTCTGAAGCCGAAAATTTTGATGATATTGTTTTCCCCTCAGAGCCAGCTTAATTAGTAATATAATGCTACATTATTATATAATTTAATGGTATCTTATGGGTAAAATGCTATCACAAGTAGATGTTAGAGTTTATTGGGATTATATAGAATCTGGTTTGCGGGAAATAAAAAAAGAAGCAAATCCAGAATGGAGACCAGAAGATATATATTCAGCACTAGTTAATGGGGTAGCAGAGCTTTATGTAGATATAGAGCAAGACCCATGTGAGAGCTTTATTATTCTACAAGTAAAGCCTAGTGTTTTTAAGCCCACACAATCATTGTTAATTTGGGTGGCTTACGATAAAAGAGAAAATGCTAATGGCAAATACATGGAGTATATTGAACATATGGCTGAACAAAGAGGATGTAACAAAGTAGAATTTTGGACGCCTTGGAAGGGATTAGCAGATGTCTTGTCTCATATAGGTTATGAAACAAAACAATACATAGTGGAGAAAGAAATATAATGTCAGGCGGCGGCGGATCAACAAAAATCGAAGACACAAAATCACAAAAAGCATTAGCTTCAATTGCAGCACAAAGATTTAATCTTTATCAACAGTATTATGTACCCTTAGAAAATCAATATATGTCTGATGTTTTTTCTATGAAGAATGAATCTAGTTTTTCAAATGTTGAAAGTTTTGTTACTGCTTTACAACAACCAGAATTTCAGGCTGCAAGAAAACAAATGCAACAAAGAGCATTCTCAGTTGGAGCCGATCCAACCAGTGGACAATACCAGGCAAGGGCGGGTGAAATGCAACAAGCTCAAGCACAAGGCATGGGCAGAGGAACAGCAGAAGCGTTATCAGGACAAGTGGATAGATATTACCAAGGCATGCAAAATATTGTTGCAATGGGTCAAGGGCAGGCTGGAACAGCAATGGCTGGCTTAGGAGATGTTGGTTCTTTAGGGCTGCAAAGATCAAAGGCAATAGCACAACAAAGCATGGGTGAATACACAAATGTTTTAGGTGCGGCTGGTACAGCTGCTGGTTTGGGATATGGTCTTTATAGTAATAAAGGAAAAGGTTGATGAACGATTTTTATGGTGGATTTCAGGGTCTTTTTGGTAATGCTACATATGGTCAACAGGGATATTTTAATCAAGGAAATAACCTCTATGTAAATCCTTTTAGAAGTGGAGATCAATCAGCACAAGATACTTTAGCAGATCTTTATGAATCAGAATTTCAAGATTATTTAAATAGATTTTTTCCAGTAGAAAAAGATCTTATAGCTCAAATGACAACTGGTTTTGAAGAACTACAACAAGAAGAAATTGGGAGAGCACAGGAAGCGGTAGCTAGACAATATGCTAATGTTAGAGGACAAGAACAAAGAAGACAGGCTGGTTATGGATTACAACTTAGACCAGACACACAGACAGATTATCAAAGGTCAGAAACATCTGCTTTGGTAGCAGCAAGAAATTTTGCACGAATGAGATCGGGAGAAAGAAGACAACAAATACTTTCTGGCGGTCTTGGCAGTGCTATGACGCAAAGGAGTACATTAAGTGGCTAGTGGATTAGGTGGATTAATAGGAGTAGGCAGGATCCAAAAGGGTCAGGCTTTAGCTGGACTAACAAAAGCAGCACAATTAGAAACGCAAAAAGACATTGCAAATATGCAATTAGAAGCACAAAAAGATGCTGCACAGATGAATGTTATAGGAACTGTTGGAGGCATAGCTGGAGCAAATCTTATACCAAAAGCATTAGCTAAAAGAGCAGCAACGAAGGCAGCGGCAGGTGCAGCAGCACAAGGCGGTGCAGCAGCTGGTGCAGGCGGAGGCTTTGGTGTTTTATCTGGAACTCTTGCAACAGGTGCAGGGGGTGCAGGAGCAGCAGCAGGTGGAGCAGCAGCAGGCGGTGCAGCAGCAGGTGGAGCAGCAGCAGGTGGAGCAGCAGCAGGAACAGCTGCTAGTGGTGGCATGATGGCTGGCATGGCAGCAGCAGCACCATGGGTATTGTTAGCAGTAGCAGGAGGGTATCTTCTTAAGAAGATATTTGATTAATGAGTTTTTCATCAGGATTTAAAGACGGCTTTAGCTATTACATGATGCTTGCCGACAACGAAAGAAAAAAAGAAGAAGAAGAAAGAATGGGCAGACTCACAGAGTCAAGAATTGCTACTGAGTCTTTACGCCAAGAGGATTACAAGCTTAGTGTTGAACAAAGACAAGAGCAACAAAGAATGTCAAAACTTACTCCTGTTGAGTTGAAAGATCAGCCTCAAGAGAATTTAACATTTTCAGAACTACAATTGATTAATAATAGCAAAGTAGATGCATTAAAACTTTCCACCGCAGAAACAAAAAACGACACAGAAAGACTTATATATGATCAAACAATGGGACAAATACAGGACGCTGATGATCAGAAATCTGTTACACAAATAATAAATATTTATAGATTATTGTCAGAAGGTCAAATTAATGAAACTGTTGCTGCAAGTATGTTAGAAGAACCGTTATATTTTTTGCGAGATAATTTAGATTTTACTAAATTTGTTGATGATGATTATATGAATGGTTGGGAGAGGATTGCACCTAAAATAGAAGCGGGTGATTTTGTATCAATTGTTGAACAAGATTCTGATGTTCTAAGTACAATATTTAAAGAAAGATTAAATCTTTTTCAGGGTAAGAATTTTGTGTCAAAAGATGGCAAAAAAGGAATAATAGAAAATGTTTCTTTTTCAGGAGACTTTGATGCAATAGAGGGAACTCCAAACCTCTTAGTTGGTGGTAAGTTTATGGTTAAGTACGAGGGACAAGATGACCTTGTAGAAGAAATGTCTTATTTACCAGACAACGCAAGAGCCTCTAAAGAAATTAGACAAGACATGGAAGGAGATGACGCTAAGGCGGTATCTGTTGCAGATGTTGTAGATAGAGTTGCGGCAGAAAAAGATTTTGCAATGTATGCAGTCAATAATCCTAGTGTCTATCGAGTTTTTAAAGAAGCAGCTAAGGGCATGGTAAATTATAAAGGTGATCAATCTTTAATTAATGCACAAGTAGAGCAACATCGTAAAATGAAAAAAGAAGGCGAAACCTATATTGGTAATGTTTTTTCTGGTGCCGAATCAGCAAGGGAGGCAGACTTACTAGATCCTGATAATGCTTTTTATAGACATTTATATTTAAAAGAAACAGATTTAGCTAAAAAATATATAGAAAAAATAGATGATGGGACTGGAGATTCTGTTTATAACCTTAGAGAGGGAGAAAGCTTAGATAAGTTTAAAGATGACTTAGTCATGAAATATGCTGACCCAGCTAAAATTACAGCTGAGATTGCAAATCTATATTCTACTTATGGCAATCTTGCACAATTTAGTGATGGAAGACAGCCATTCTATATGCTTAATGGCAGCGTATTTAGATTTGATACGAAGAAAGAAAATTTTGATGACATTATGTCTAAAAAAATTAATAACTATGAAACTATAAAAACAGAGGCAGCAGCTGCATTTCA